TCATCATTGGCTTTGTGTTTTTCAACCAATTCGCCATTACGCATAACGTAAGTTGTTCTCATAGTAACAAAATTTCCTCGTCATCTGATTCGATGTGGTCGTCCCAAATTAACTGCATTTTGTCCAAATTTGACACCATTTTGTCGATGTCTGTCAATGTGACATTTTGCTTGGTTTTAATTGTAGCAAATGTTTCGGCATAAGGCGCAATTATTTCTTCGGGTATTTTGCCCTCAACAATGCGTTCGTAAGCCGCAAGAATCTCATCCCTACGCTTTTTGTTCTTCTCTTGCTCACGTTTTAATTGTTTTTTGAGCTTATCAGGGCCTGGGTCATGCGTGTCATCAATGTAGATAATAGGCACGGGAGGCGTGACATTGCCAACCGAGCCAACCGCTTGAACACCCGTTAATTGAATAACTATTGGGAAAGTAGCGGTAACACTTCCAACGCCACCCGTGGCTTGATTGCCCGCTAATGGGAGACTATCCCACTTGGCATCATCCCAATCGCCTATGCCCCATGCACCCTGTGCCATTATGCAATACGCAATAGACCTGTGGATGCGTTGTTAACGGGCATGGTCAACGTGAAGTTGCCAGCCGTTACCGTTTGCGATCCAAAGTTATGAACGCTCACCGCTTTATTACCAACGCTTGAGTTATAGATTAAAACGGCATCAAATACGGTTGTAATGGTTAAAGCAGTCCATGAAAAGTCACCCGAGGGTGTCCAATATGCCGTTGTTCCACTTGTTGCGGGGGCATTGGCATTGGTAACCGTTACGCCCCCCGCTGTGTATCCCGTGCCCGATGTGTTTGTGACTTCATTGGTTGTTGAATAGGCGGTAGTTCCCGCACCCAAGCTACCACTTGCAAAGTACAAAGCGGCTTTAAATGTGTTGCCTGTTGTTGGCGTGAAGTTGTGCGTACCCGTAAGCAATTCGCCCTTGAAACTTGTACACATTGCCGTTGAATTTGCCATTTTGTTTCCTTAGAAAGATAAAGCAGCGCCATCCGCAATAGCCGCCTCTTTCAAATGCACATGAACCGAACGATGCACTAATTCATTTTCAAGCCAATACTCAACCCACGCAACTGTTTCCGTGTCGGTTTCTGTTTGGCCTTCCCGCTTTTCAAGCAAGGATTCATCCATTTGGCCTTTAGTGGTTTCAATCATTTAACAACCTCTACGCCAACGGCTTTGCCATCAGGCCCGCGCACAATTCTCTTTGGCGCGGCAATCATATCAGCCACTGTTTTCATTACTTCTTTGTTGTCACTCTGATTTTTCATCATTTCTTGCATTGTTCCAACGGTATTGTTGTGGCTTTGCATGATTTGTTGATTTGAATTGTTCACCGTGTTCATCATTGCCTCAATCATGCTTCGCAAGTCTTGATTCATCAATGATTGAACTTGTTGTTGTGCGGTGATGTCATCGGGGTGCATAGACGCTGAATGATTGATCTGCGCAACACGAATCTTGGTGCTTGCGTCCAATTCGGCTTTAAAGCGCTCCATTTGTTGCTCACGTTCAAGTTTTGCACTTTCCAATTGAGCCGTGAATTGTTGCTTTTGCGCCTCGGCTTGCATTTCGGCTTGCACCTTCATTTGCTCCATTTGCATCTCGGCCTGTATCTTGGCTTGATGTAATTGAGCATCAAATTGCGCTTTGGCTTGCGTGGCTTGCATATCCGCTTGAACACGCATTTGTTCGGATTGTTGTTGCGCTTGCAACTTAATCATTTCGGGGTCAGGCTTGGGTTGTTGTGGTTGAGCCATCTTTTGTTTGATTTGGTCAAGAGCTTGGTCAATAACACCCTCAAGTTGTTGTGATGACTTAAACGCACTTACGCCAAACTTCATAACTTCCATCAATACGGGTGTCATTTCGGGGCTTGCTTGTGCAACGGGCATGGCTTGTTGTAGGAATCCCGCAAACGCACCAATAAACTCGGTACGCTCACGCTTCATTGCCGCCTCATCCAATTGCACCAAACTATCTGCCGCCACCTCAATCCTAAAGTTACGCAATGGCTTGTCTTTAATCAACGCCAAAGCCTGTGGAATCATCTGCTGATCCACGGGTTGCATTTGACTTGCCGCTGCATACATCATTATTGTTTGCGGTTGGAACTTCGTGCAAATGATCTGCGCTTTAAGTCTAATCAAATCGGAGGCAAAAATTGCCACTTCCTCTTGCATAGAACGCAATCTAAGGCTTGCAAATTGTCCCTTGATTTGTTGAGCCGTGGCGGTTTCACTCGCTTGTGATGCACCCCTCAAAATATCCGACAAACCCGTTATTTCATAGATTTGTTGTTTGATCTCTTGTCTTGCTCGGTAGCATTGAAGCAAAGCATTAGCCAAAGTGTCCAACGGAATAAGGTCAATTGCACTTTTTAAACCGCCTTTTTCACTAAACGCCATCCACTTGTCAACAGGAATCAAGGAGTTATTGTCACCCTCGGTCAACAATCGTTGCAATGCGGGGACGCTTGAATCGTAAACACCACGAACACGCAAAGACTTGACCAAACCATCAATGCGGTCACTCAAGATGTCCAACTCATTGGCTTGGTCTTGATACAGTACAAAGTCAGGAACAGGCACAAGGCTATCGCTTGTCATCGTTGCATACAACGGTTTGCAACATGGGAAAAACTGCTCTAGCTCTAACGGGTCATCCCGTACATCAATGAACTTGTTGCCTTGCTTGCTAAACCAATAAACCTTGGCGGTTTCTTTATCCCACAACTCGCAAATCTTTGCCCGTGTGTACTCTTTTTGGCTGCTTGCGTAGTTTGATAAAGGGTCAGGGCCGCTATCCAATGGAATGTTGCGTGCCGCTTCCTCACCAAAACGCTCAACTAGAGCATCTTTGGTCATGTAAACCCAACGCCAAACTTGCGTTACTTCTTCCCATGTACGGGCAACGCTGTGACCGAAATCAGCCCAATGGACGTAATCAGTTGGCGCACACTCATACTCAATCTGCTCCATCGGCTCAACTTGACCCGCAGTGTAATCTTTGGTTTCAGCCTCGTCCGAATCTTCGGTGACTTGCAAACCATCATCGCTTTCGGGGGTTTCGGGTAGGCCAGGCACTTGGACAACGTGCGGCTCATAACGAACCCATGCCACGCCACGGCCTCCCAAAAACCGATCCTCTACGGCATGACGCATCGTGCTTCTAAAGTCGGTGTAATGTTCAATCTCAAAATCTAGCGCACGCTCAACCAATGTGGATGCGACACGCCCGATTGGGTCATTGTCGCCAAACCTACGGCTTACATCGGCCTTTGGCATCTTGCTATAAACAGCAGGGATTAAAGTTTGTACGTTTGACCAAAGAATATTGAATTTAGCGGTGTCATTGCCGCTTGCGCTTCGGGTGTCATCCCTGTAGCGCCTGATGATTTTCTTGGTGCGTGCTTCCCACTTCTTAAACTCGTTGTCGTAAGTGGCTATAAGGGTGTTGTACTTGTCAACTTCAGTTGGGACTAATTCAGCCATTATTATTTCTTTCAGAAATTGCTTTTGCCTTGGCTCGGGCATCTTCTTTAGACGATGCGCCCCAAGCCTTCAAAGCAAGTGCTAACCGTGTAGGTTCGCCATTCTTCTCCATTGGGCCATCAGTTGCGCCCATTCGTGCAAGAAAAGATGCACGCCTTGGTTTGTCTCCTGACTTTACGGGAGGCTTTAGTTTGCCTCCTGTTTCCGCTGCATAACTCGCCCGCCCTTTGGCGTTCAACCCGCCTTCGGGGTTTTTACCTTCTTTGCGAGTCCATGCGGCTGTCATTTGTTCTCAGGCTTTGCGGTTTTAGCAGCGTCTTTGAAATCTTTGTCGGTAGGGGCGTCTTTACTGCCCACTTTGTTCATCTTTTCGCCTGAACCCGCCTTGATTCGCTCTTGTTTTGCCAAAATATTGGCATAAAGTCCAGCTTTAGACATGATTAAGCCGAGAAGATGCCAACAGCCAACACTTCAACACCAGCGCCTGTGGTGATCTTCCATGCGCCATTTCTAGATATGGTGTTTAGTTCAATGTTGTATTGACCAATGCCACCACCAGGCGAGGCGGGCAGTATTGTGTGGCTAAAGCCAGCGCCATCAAGAATGATGACGTTGCCTGTTGCGGCAGTTGTGACCGTGCAAGCTAGGCGGTGAATGTAATCACCCGCTGCGCCTGTGCCACCCAACACTTGAGCCGTTTGGCTTGCGGCAACGTGTTCATATTGGTAACGGTAAGGGTCTGTTGTTCCACTCATATTCGATTACTCCTTGCGGTTTGTTTGTGGATTGCCCACATATCGTTCATTGTGACTTCGTTTTCAGGGCCAACAATCAACACTTTACTCGGGTCAGGCGGTTTATCTTTGGGTTCTTCCCGCCAACTAATTGCTAACATCCTCATGGCATCAGCGGGGTGACTTGTCCAATCGTGCTTGGGCGTTTGCCTAAAAGCCTTCTTATCCTCATCATATTCACGCTGATATTGCCTCAATGCCTCAATGCCATCCGCGCACTTCTCGGCATCAAACCAACATCTTGGCAACGCCATGCGCACCGCTTGGATGCCATCTTGAACGGTCAAACTAGGCACAATTGCCAAGTTGTTAATGCCCAAGTGCGCTGCCATCTGCTCAATTACTGACTTCCCACCGCTTGCCAAAGTCCTTGCCCTTGCATCATGCGGTAGGTAGTGCTTTCCGTAATTGTAGGGTTTTTCTTTGATTTTTGTAACAAATTCTTCGATTGTTCCACCAGAAAGGGCAAAAAAATCAACAATATGGATTTCGCCACCAATGACTTGATACCACCAAATTGCCGTGTCATCGGTATGCCCCAAGTCCCAAGCCGTGTGCGTCTTGACCTCGATTTGGTTCTCAACCTTGGTAATGCGCCCATCTTCGCTAACCCGACGCATTTCAGTTCCCCATATTGCGCCAACGATTGCCGCCTCAAAGCTGCACTCATATTCCTGTAGATATTGATCTTCTGCTAGTTGCGCTTGTGCCGCTTGTAGCTCTGTTTCGGGTAATAGCTTGGATTTGCTTGCGGGAAGTGACAACGTGAACCATTCGTTTGGTAGCTTTCTGCTTGTCTCGTAAATGTCCCAAAATTGATTTTTGCCCTTGGGCGTGCCACCAAAAACGCACCACCCCTGTTTATCTGATAAAGCGGGCCTCACCACGTTACCCCAAACACTAGGTTTGAAGTCGCCATATTCATCTAGGTAAAGGCCATCAAAGCCCAATCCACGCATGGCATCGGCATTGTCCGCACCAAATAGCCTGATCTTTGCACCGTTTAACAGTTCAATGATTAAGTCGGCCTCATTGCTTTGCTTGGTAATGGGACGGGAAAAGTATTTTAAATAGTCCCACGCCACGCTCTTGGCCTGGCTTCTATACGGGGCAACATACCCAAACAAGGGCATTGGGCTTTTACAAGTGATTGCCGCCCTGATAAGGTCATTGATAGCCGCCACGGTCTTACCCGCCCTTCGGTGAGCAACTAAACAAGCCCACCTCTCGGTTCTAGAGTGAAACTCCCTAAATTGCTTTCTAGGGCTGTAAGGTATTTCTATGATTCCGCTTGCCATTTAATGACCATTTCTTGTGGGCCACCATCTGCGCCTGTAACTTCGGAACGTGCCAACTTTGGTACATGGTACTCAACTACGCTTTGGAACAACTCAAACGCCTTGGCGGGGTTTGGCTTTATGTCGTTAGTTATGTCACCCTCGGCAACGGCATCAAGCCATTCTGCGAGCCTGTGGGCGTTTCCATCGACAAATGAGGCTATGGCCTGTCTTGCCTCTTGCGTGACCTTGTTGGGCACTCCTGATGGCCTTCCGTTGGGATTATTGGTCTTACCCTTGCGGCTTTGTTTAACTTTGTTGTTTTCAATCATTGCTTGCACCTTGTCGGGTGAGTTGCTTAATTTAGATACTTTAGTTTATATAGGGTTGAATCGATGTTTTCTTGGATGTTGTCCACAAGTTGATTAAGTTCTGAGTCTTGGGGTAATTCTTTTCTAATGTCCATTACAAACTTAGACAGAACTTCAAAGTATTTGATTGGGTCAGCATTGGGGGGATGGTACTCATTGGGGAATTTTTTAAGTTGCCCGTATTTGCCCATGTATGCCTCGGCATAAGCATCTGTCTGGTCAACGATCAAATCATAGAACGTGCCAAGAGCCATGTGCTTGCTGAAGCTATTGGTTGTCCAGTGCATCAAGTGGGCGTTTGTGCCGCAGTGCAGTAGTGCAAGAACAAAGTTTGAGACAAAGCCAGCGTACTTATCCATGCTTTTTCCTAAAAAAAGTGGTGAGATTGCATTTTAGTACAGTCTCACCACAAGGCAACTACAATTTCAGTATAGCGGAATTGGGACATCTTTGGGCCATTGATTGCTTTCAATTAAGTTATCCACAGTGCTTTGATGGGCTTTTTGCCACATTTCCTTGCGTTCATCCTTGGATAAATGCGCACCTTGGTCAATTTCGTAATGGCATTTAAGGCAAAGCGCAGCCACTAGGTTGTCATCGGCCTTGATGCCTTTACCTTTGCCACCACCCCAATTGCTATGAGCCGCTTGCACTCCGTTATCTATGCCACAGTTTTGACAAGCTAAACCCGCCACTAGCTTTAGGAGCTTCTGGCTTCTCACATATTGGTGTTTCAGGTATTGTGTCATCGATTATTGTGTATTCTCTTGTTAGGTATTTATGTCCGTTATCGCATATGCGTTTTCTAAGGATGAACTTGGGGTTTGCCCTAGTGTCTATGACTTTGTTGTGGCGGGTCTTGCATACGGGACACATCATGTGTTCTTTTCCTCAATGTTGTAAAACCAATCGTCGCCCGCTGACCATTTGCGAGTGCCATCCACCGTCCAAAGTCTTTGTGCGGCTTTAAAATCGGGGTGTTTTGTTTCCAAGGGAATCAGGCTTTGGTCGTACCACAAGCATCGGTTGTTGGGCTGACAGGCAAATTGCCCGTTTTCTAGCGCAATAAAGTTAAAACTCTTGTGTTCCTCGGCTTGTTCGGTAAAGCCCGTGTCCAAGTCCATCCCATCCGCACAAAAGTCAACGGTAAACAAATACCGCCCAAAATGCCATTCTTTGTCTTTGCCGTAAAACTTAACGCCTAAGTTACGCAAGCCAATCTTCTCAAGGATTGTGAATTTGTAACCCATGCAATCCCATAATTGCAAGGTGTCTATGGGCAAACTACCCGCATTGGTGTGCCAAACATAGGCATGGATGGGTAGCTTGTCATACAAAGCCCCATATGCGGGCAGTAGTGATTCAATGCGGAATACTTGACCCCTCAAGGCTTTAAGACTAACCCATATTGCGGGTTCTAGCTCGCCATGACCCTTGTGATCGTTGTATAAAAACTCACGTTTTACAAAACATTTCATGGGGGGTAGGGATGCAATGATGTAACTCATGCCTCAATTCCTTTCTGTGCCATCCAGCACAATAACCACTCAATAAACTCCGAACCTTCTTCTTTAGTGAATTTGTGGCTTTGAACCCCAAGTTGCACCACCCTTTGCCCGTCAAGACTAGGGACAACCCTACCAATCTTGCGCCCCGTTTCGTTTGCCCAAGCGTCAATCAATAGCCTTTTCCAACATTCCGCATCCCAATCCGAACCCGCAACCTTCATTTCTTTGGTTACTTTGTCAATCAAGGCGTGAAACATATCGTTTTGCTCATTGCTTCGGTTGGCTTTTTTGACCTCTAAGCGTAGTTGCTTGCCCGCTTGCAAGGTTTCTTTGATTTTGGGCCACAAGTTTTTCAGGACAATGTGGGCTTGTTCGCTGTTTTGCAAAGTGAAAATCATGGCTTAAATCCTATAAAGTAAGCAACCAATCCCCAATGGACAATGAGTAAAACAACCAAAATGGTGAACACGGCTTTATTGCTCATGATTGCCTCACCATAACTTCAACTTTTGCAACTTCCCCGTAAACTTTGGTTGAGTGAATGGATGTGATTTGCGAGTCGTTGTTAAATACAATTTTGTCCATACCATCAATGACCGCTTTAATCACGTTGTCCAAATCGGGGCGTTTGGTGTGTTTCTCGGTATTGTTTAAACAAGCCTCAGTGCGTTTTTTGGAGTAAGAGGCGGGAACGGGAAAGGTAACGTAAATAAAAGCCTCTAATGCCCCTTCTAAGACCTCTGAAGCACCCATTGCCGCCCTTGCCATCATTCCAACCTCGGTTTCATAAGTTTTTGTCTTTTCGGGTGTGTAAGCAACGGGAAACTTTCCCCTTGTGGAAAACCTTGGCCTTCCTTTTGCAACGGGGTGTCCGTAAACAGTAAACATAATAGAAATCATTTTTTATTTTTTATATCGTTCATGCGTTTGCGTAATTCATCAGCAGCTGCCTGGCCTCGCCTCTTGGCAATGTCCGCTATAACTTGTTGAAACCAATAATGGGCTTCTCCCCATCCTTCCTCCAGCGCTTTCTTTTTGAATCGCTTGATCCATTCTATTGCTTCCGATTGCCTCATAGTCTCCTGTAAGTATAAGCGCTCTTGTAATGACAAAGTGGCTAAATTGTTGGCCTTCTCTGACACGATTAAGGATTGCTGTGGCTTCATGGTGTGTCATTTGCGTAACTCAGCAAGCCTGGCTCTAATGTGTTCTGGCATCGGTGCGGCTTTTTTGTTGTCAGCTTCAATTTTTGCAAGGGCGGGGTCAATCAAGGGTTTAGCCGTGATTTCAGGAATGTCAGCACCGTCCCATCGCTGTTGGTTTAAATAAACCTTGGGGGCGGGGATAAATGCCCCGTTGTCTTTTAACCAGGCACTTGTGGTAGCCATCCATTGAACGTGTTTCAAGATGATGTGCTTTTGAGAGAAATAATAGCTTTCAGTCCACTTTTTCTTGCAAGCAGCCTTTTCACCCTTGCGGTCACATCTAGGGTATGCAGACCAAAATTCTTCAAAACCTTCATCCGTTTTTTTGGGTTGATCGGGGAATCCAAATAAGTCCATTGCCGTTTTCCTTTTTTTCTAGTTCAACTACTTCATACCGACCACAAGCATTGCACGTCCATGCTTCTCTGTTGTTTGTCAGTTGATGTTGTCTTATCACTCCACCACACTTACATTGCCTCATAACTTCCCTTTGGTGATTGTTTGAGCAAAGCAAAGCCTTACCGTACTGAAACAGCAATCGCTTTGCTTGTGGATAACTTCCCTTCGGAGCCATGTCATCGCATCGCATAGGACAGACTTCTTAGACTTGCGTCCAAACCACTCGGCTCTATCCTTCGCCCACCGCCCCTGCTTTAGTTTGCTCGTGTAACAGGGTATCCCTAGATGCAACCACCGACGTACCGCATTGCACAGCCGCCAAAAGAAAAACCCCGTAAAACACTCTGTGGTCTTGGCTCTTGGCGAGAGCAACAGCAAACGAATGACGCTAATCAAAAGTTCACTTGCCGTCTGACAAGACCACACAATGTTCTGCGGGGTTTCTGTGATTAGCGTCACTCGTCTGATGCCACTCAGACGATTTGGATTATACATATTTTTCCTAATTGTCAAACCATTCAGGTTTTAAAAGTTTTAGCTGCCAAACCCTTGCTTGAGGCACGGTTTTCCATTGGGCAACAGCCGCTTGGCTAATACCCAATAATTTGCCTAGCTCACTTTGTGAGCCAGCTAATGCAATAAACTTGTTTTTATCCATAAGGCAGATTGTATATTAGTTAGCTAATAACCCCACAGTTGACTTGGTTATATAAGGTGCGTTATAGTCCACCCATGCCCTACTTTTGGGGTCTATTTAGAAAGGTAAAGATGACTGAATTCAAACTCCACTATTACTTTGATGACGTTGTGTCTTATGACAACGGTACAACGCTTGAGAACGTCAAAGTTGGTTATGACTACTACCCCGCAGAAATCAATATGCCGCATGACCACAACTCAGCGGAAATCTACGATGTGTTTGTTTTTAACTTAAAGGGTGATGACATTTCTTACGATCTGCCTTTATCCGAATTTCAACACATCATGTCTGAAACCAAGATTCACCACGCTCGTATGCTGAAAGAACAAAATGAAATCTAAGATTATCCAAACACTTATTGAGTGCGTTTTAGCCATTGTCATCTTTGGCGGCATTGGCGTAATGCTGGCTTGGAGGGGTTAATCATGGCGTTCTTATTACCATTCACAACACGACAAGTCTGCAAAGCAATGGCAGACAGCATGGTCAAGTATGACAACGCACCAGACAAAGATGACTTCTGTAACCCAGATGTTCCGCTAGTTGTCAGACTAAAGAACAAACGATACGGAGTTCTTAGTTATGGTGGCGACCCTGCTGAAGAAGGTTTAGTGCTTGAACTTGTGGAGTTGAAATGAATATTCCACTTTTCCCAAATCAAAACGCCAATCAATCAATGCAGGGAATCACTTTGCGAGATTACTTTGCGGCTCAAGCGATGACCGCTGTAATCATCAACTCAGATAGGCAATCTACCAATGTTGAGGAAGTTGATCTTTGGATTGGTAGCTATTCGTATATCGTTGCCAATGCCATGATGAAAGCGAGAGAACTATGAACACGCGATTCTTAACACATGTCCGCAGAATCTTTGCCTCTTACGATGCGCCTCCCGCGACCATTCGATCTTATCAACGCCAATGGGTGCGCTCTGTGCGCCAGTTGGGTGACAAATGGTTAGTAGCCAAACAAATTGAAAGAATTGAATCATGAACGTCCAAGAATTACTTAAACTGAATGTCAATGAGCATACTGAAAAAAAAGCAAATCTTACCTATTTGTCATGGGCTTGGGCATGGGCTGAAGCACTTAAAGCTGACGTTAAAGCCACGTTTAAAGTAGAAATGTTTGGTGACAAATGTTTCATGGACATTAACGGCACGGCAATGGTTTGGGTCACAGTCATAATGTTTGACAAGCCAATGACTTGCCAATTGCCCGTGATGGATCACCGCAATAAAGCCATCCAAAGCCCTGATGCGTTTTCTGTTAACACAGCAATCATGCGCTGCATGACCAAAGCACTTAGCTTGCATGGCCTTGGCCTATACATCTACGCTGGTGATGATCTTCCGCAAGGTGATGAACCTGAGTCAACCATTGACCCAAACAGCATGACAGACTTGTTTCTAGCCATCCACAACGCCAAAACACAAGATGAATTGAAGTTAGCTTTTAAAGTAGCCTATGCCGCTTGTGATGGCGATAAAACTTGGCAGTTCAAAGTTATTGCAGCAAAAGATGAAGCAAAGGGGAAATTATGATTGAAATGATTGAACAACGCTCGGACGCATGGTTTGAGGCTCGCATTGGCAAAGTTACCGCATCCCGTGTGGCTGATGTGCTTGCCAAAACTAAAACGGGCTACTCAGCAACCCGTGACAATTACATGGCTCAATTGGTGTGTGAACGCCTAACGGGTGAAAAGGGGGAAAGTTTTACCAATGCTGCTATGCAACACGGTACAGACACAGAACCCCTTGCCAGAGCCGCTTATGAGTCGCTTAAAGACGTTTTAGTTGATGAAGTGGGGTTTGTACCTCACCCATCAATCATCATGGCGGGTGCGTCCCCTGACGGGCTTGTGGGGGACGATGGCTTGCTAGAGATTAAGTGTCCAAACACCGCCACCCACATTGAGACTTTGCTCAGTCAAACAGTGCCAGGCAAATACAACACGCAAATGCAATTCCAAATGGCTTGCACAGACCGTGAATGGTGTGATTTTCTCAGCTTTGACAACCGCCTACCCGCAGAACTTCAATTGTTTGTTAAACGTGTCCCTCGGGACAATATGTATATCAGACTGATGGAAGAAGAAATTGTCAAATTCTTAAATGAACTTGATATAAAAATTGCTCAACTTATGGAAATTAAAAATGTCTAAACTTTACGAAATTACCGTTGTTTCAGGTAAATACAAAAACAAAGAGGGTGTAGAAAAATCACGCTATCAAACCATTGGATCGGTCATTGAAACCAAGAATGGCCCAATGCTCAAGTTGGACGTTATCCCTTTGCTTGATGGCGGTTGGAACGGTTGGGCTTATCTCAACACTCCAAAACCCAAAGAAGAATACAAAGGTCTGCCACGGGATGAGGACGACATCCCATTTTGATTAACGGGGGGAAAGCCATGCAATTTTGCTTGCGGACGAATGGTTAGTACCCCCACCAACAAGGACACATCATGGACTATAAAGAAACATTTAAACGCATTTTTGCCATGCCCGAATTCCCAAGAGTTCGTGCGAATGATCCCTTAACATCGTTTGAGGCAGCGGAGTCAATCAAAGACGTTGCGCCCCAACACCACCAAATTATTTTGAATTGCCTCAAGTTTTACGGGCCAATGGGCAAAGATGGCATTTCGGCCTTGACAATGCTAGACCCCAATCAAGTGGCCAGGCGCTTAAATGAAATGAAAATCATTGGTTTAATAGAATTGACGGGCAACACCGTGAAATCCAATTCGGGGCGAAATGAAAGAGAATGGCAATGTATCCAATCGAACTAGGCAAAAGTCAGCCCGTTCATAGATTACGATCTTGTACCAAATGTGATGAAGTCAAACCGCCCGAGGGCGGGGTTGACATGGGGCATAAGTGGATATGCCAATCTTGTTGGATCATGCGCTTAACGGGTAAACACTTGAGGCAAAACAATGACAAAAGATGACTTGATTGCATTGCTACGCATGACGGGCGCTCAAGAAGCCTCTATAGACGCGGTATGCGCGGCTTACGATGCGGGTTGGAACGATGCCCTTGATGACTACGCAAAACGC